GCCCCTGCAAGAATCCCTTGGACAAGACAAAACCAAGTTTCATCATGTCTTAACCCATTTGGTTCCGAAGAACACTCTCCCCCGAAGGCACTTTCAGCCTACTGGTGGCCTAAAGCCACTTATAATGACATATTAATCTGTCATTGGCCCAGTGTCGATCATGTTCGTTAGCTCCGAGCAGCAACGCTCGGAGGTACGCTTCATTTTCAACCCAGTTCGTTCCAAGCTCCAAGTATTCAATCTGGCGCTTGTTCAAGACTGTGACGAGTGATGGACTAGGCATACGTGGATTTGAGCCTTTTTTCAAAGATTTAAAAACACGACACCTATATACATATCGTTGCAAGTCTTGATCGTACTTACGCCTTGCCTGAAGATCTACGTATGGCATGTTGGGACGTTTCCATCCAACAACGTTAGACGTGGTATGTACGAAAGGTAAGGAGATTCTACTCCTCACATAACTGGCGAGTTGATGATAGCCAAGTCTCTCGAATGATTGCTCATTTGCAATGATTGATGATAGACTGGTGGCGTCAGCTCCTCGATGGGGTAAACACTTAACGTAAATCGGGGTTATATTTTCGCCATGATAGGCGTGAATCCCACACGACTCTCGAAATTTTCCGCGGTAGAAACTTTTAGTAATATTGAATTTCAAACCATACTTTGGTAAGGAATTCATTATTTCTTCCGCCAGCGATGATGGAAGTATTAAATCATCGCCAAAAATAAAGAGTCTTTTAGAATGTGGGTTAGATCTGCATTGTACTTTAATGACAGCTTTAATTAATGCCCAATGAACAATGGACATAATGGGAAAACATAGCGCACTTCCCATCGGCGCGAACTTTTTTACCCTGATGCAATCGGGTATGTCAGTTCCGTTGCGTTCTTCAAGTGCTTTTGTTAAGTCGACTACTTCAGTCGATAAGCACATGAGCGCATCTTTTATTAAAGGTAGTCTAGAGAACAAGTAAGAAACTAAAGATCTTGAAATTCGATCACTAGCCTCTTTCATATCAAGGGTTGGGAGCAACCCGGATGCAGATGCAAGTTTAGCAGCTTGGGCATTGAAGTCTTGATGCCTGAAATGTATGTTGGAACAACATAAAGGAGATTTTTTTATGTTGTCCCTCAAAAATTTCGCTACACCTTGCTGAAGATACTGCACATCGTTCTCTTCGATGCAAATCCCACGCGCAGTGCCTACTTTCTTCGGCACAAATTGGAAGCGCGCGGTTTGCTCTGGTCGCATAGAGGTGTATAATTGTTTTAACCTTTTGCGATCATCACAAAACTCGTACCATGTTGAATAGAAATATTCACCATACGAGAAAACGTCATCAACCTTACTAAAGATAGAGTTAGGTCTAAAACGTTCGTTTAACGGGATGGGTGTGTTCGTTGCACCGGGTCCCGGCCGAGGGACGATATTATATACTTCGTCCTCACAATCTTTAAAGACTTCCGTAATAAGATAACGTGCATAGTGAAGAGTTTCATCACCGTGTACGTCAGGAAGCTCGGCGTCAACCTCAATGAACTCGTTTAATTGGTTCTTGAGTTTACCCTGGTCAAAAGGCCCCCTGAGTTTTTTAAACATCTCGGAGAGCTGGTATAATACCTTAATGGCCTGAGTGTGGTTAACACTGTTACTATCGTAAGCAAGACGGAAAAGCCCTTTGAATAAACAGGGGTAACCGTACTTACACGTCTTAAAGCCGGGATACAACCCGACGCCTGTCTCAATGAAGTCGAGTAGACCTCTACCGAGATATGGCAGACTAATAGTAGCGAAAGATAAACCTTCATGCTCGAGTCTGGTTTTTAAAGTCAGACTGTCGCGAGCAAGTTCCCTTTCAGTGTAACCGATGATTGTTAGTGAAGATAGTAGAGATGTAAGCATATCATATACAACACGGATATCACTATCTGTGTTATTAAATGATGGCTCACTTTTCAGCCTTACGCGCGTGGTCATTTAAATGATCTAACGCTCCTGGCAGATCCCTGAATATAATCCAATTAATCATCTTACGATTGAGCCTATATAAGGCCTTGAAGAAGGTTATTAACAAAACCGACCTCGGCAATCGCATCAGCGACCACATTAACTTGCTTTTGTATATCTGCAAGCGCGTGTTCGCTGTGGTGTGTGACTGTAAAATTAATGGTCAACATACTCGATACGAGAGGATCGGTTAGTGGCAGCATTACCTTACGCTGTAGAAGCCTACGTTTTGAAGCGGATGATTCATCATGCTTCACTACTATAGAACTTTTAGCAGAAAGGGCTGCGGCTGGTTCGACCCACTCTCCGACTACAGATTTGTTGTCGTTGAGTTGCGCTCTAAATGAAAAAGAGTGCGTGTCGGTTCCATCAGTCAACACTACTGGATTTGTAAACAGTGACATGCTTGTTGTCTCCTATATGTTAGTTTTTAATAGCATTAACGCAGCTTGTTTCGCGCCCAGTTATTGGGAGGAGTCATCTGAATGCGGTCCTGACCAGAGCTAATATATTGAAAAGTTGCTTATCTTTCAATTTATTGAGTTTAGGAGCATATGCTCCTATCTTTTGAGGCTCTGTAGGATATCGGTTGTAAATTACGGACCGACATCCACTTATAAGACCACCGTTTGAAGGCGCATTGTCAATTAGAAGTATGCTTTGATCATATCCAGGTACGACGTGAATTCCACTGGTGCTTTCGGATTTAACCGACTCACCATATTCAAGGACATTCATATCGAGGTTTTCATCCCTGGACATATAATGGATTGCTTTGCCGATCTTGACAAAGTAATCAACTACGAACGAGAAGGGTATTGCGTTCCAGAATACCTCGGGGGTCAGATTTAAGTTCCAAAACCGTTTAGCAAAATCAACACGAGATCTGCGTTTATACGCATATTTAAAATCTAGTGTCGCGTTGAAAATGGTAAGATTTCTTCTACCAGTTTTAATGTAATAGCTATTATTCCTTCCTTGTGTTCGAAGATCTTCATCGAACAAAATTTCAGAATAATGACGGGTATTGGAATGTTGACCATCATTTATAAACTTATCCTGAAGCGTATCAAGCGCTTCGGCAATATTAACCCATATTGCTTGTAAATCCATAATCATTGGACTTATAGCAAGGTTATATTCTAAGCCTAAATTTGATACAGTCAATGAAAGGGATGGTTTCTTTTTCTTCCACTTGAAATGTCTCACTGCGCTTCTGAGTTTAAATATCAGCTCATAAGCGTGAGATAGCAGTTGTTTTACATCTGCTAATTCAAACAGAAAATTAAGAAGTTCCATTTCACCCTCGATTCTCGGTTGCATGGTTTTCCATGCACGTACTCTTGCAGTGAGAAGATCACCTCTATAATGGTGATTGGTCAGGACGTTGATCGTATTAATACCAGAATACAGTTTAGCAAACGGTATTTCATAGTATGTATACGTCTTCGAATAATGCCTGACTATAGTTCCATATCCTAGTTGCACGAGCTCAGAATGCACGTGTGTACAAGGATTAAACTTATCCCGCTGTCCATTTACATAAGAAATCTCATCACATCCGATATAACTCGGATAACCAACAGTAGTTGTCGCCAAAAATCCGCCAGCATAATGTTTTGCTGGTAGCTCGAGTAGCCGCGATTGAAATGCGGCTGCTAACGCGCTAGTCGGACCAGAAGCAAGTGAACTTGACATGGAATAGGTTTTATTTGTTCCAGTGAAGCCCAACTGCGGCGGTGACTGCCGTTCCTTATGTACATAACGCATACTTCAGACCTCCAATCATTAGTTTCGGGTTTCCTCCCCAC